GCCAGGAAAGACAAGAACATTACCTTGATCAACTCCATCTACCGGAGGTACAACACGACATTCTCCTTTACCATAAGTAGAAAACTCAAATACACCACCTTTAAAGGTATCATTCAATGAAACCGCCGCAGTCAACTTTCTAACTTTACCATGCAGTAAAGGATTCTCTGGACAATCATATTTACTCATATGATCTCCTTGACCATCTTGGTGCCATGAATAATGACCATTTACTCCTGCTCTATAACGTGTCAATTGTTGTGGTTCAGCGGCCGTAATGTCATAACGCCAACCAGAATTTTGATTTGCCTCTAACATAAGAGGCCAAACTAAATCATAAAGCCATTGTTCATTAAGCCAAACAACCTCACTTATTCTTTCCTTCTTATCAACTCCAAACTCTCCCTTTCTACCAAATATTCTATCTTCCTCAGATGTTTCGCCAATATCTACACTAGCATCTTCCCAAGCTTCTTTGCCCAACCTTATTATTTTATTACAGGTCTTTTTAGGTATTGCCTTTGGAAAAACAAACCACTCATTTACGGACTTTCCTTGGGCTGTTGCTGTTCCTACTTTCATTTCTTTTTCTCCTCATCATCTTTTTTAACCATTCTTAATTTTTCTTTCTTAGCCATCACTTTTTCCTATTGCAGCATAAAACAACGCTGGCCACGAAACAGGAAACTTTTCTTTTGCAAGATCATGGATCTCCCATGCAATATCTCTTGTTTCTTCTTGTGTATCTCCTTTACAACGCAAATTACATACCCTAGAGAAAGCAAACAAACTGCCTGTCCAATACCATTCAGTATATGTATTCTGTGGTAAAACCATACGAGCTTGTTCAGGTGCAACACCAACATCTAACATATCACGGTACAATACCCCGGCCCCTGTACTTGACTGTCTAACAGCAGTACCTACTCGATGTTCTCGGTCTAACCATTCTATTGTTTCTTCACTGGAACCCTGTTTCTTATCTGTAGGCTTACCTCTCCATGTCTCCGGAAAATAAAACTCTGGATCTTCATCAACATATCGTCGGCTTATTTCGTTCCATACAAGACCTACCTGATGCTTGACTAACTGCCTTGCAACAAAGATAGGTGCCTTAATATGAAATGATAATGTTGCATGACCAAAGGGAGTCCAATGACCATGTTTAGCAAGATACCGAATTAACTTCTTATCTCGTTCTGCAAGTTCTAAGATGCCTTGACCTGGAACATGATGTCCCCAATTAGATTTTTTAGCAAATGATACTCTCGCCGCATTAACTACGCTCAAATCTGTACCCATACTGTCTATAAGTGTTACGTTAGTCATCTCTATAAAGATCGTATGAATCGTCCTTAATTAAATTTAATGCAGGTCCTTGCAATCTATCACCTGTAGTTCCTAATTTCCCCTGATCTACCCAATCTTTTTGTTGATCTTTCAATTGATCGGGACCTAAATCTGGATCTAATGGTTTCCATTCCTTATTATATTCATACTCATTGATGATTTCTTCATGGAAAATATGGTCACCTAACACTTCAACTTCAACAGCTTGATCGGGACCCATTTCAAAAAGTTTATCATACGCTTCTGATTTAGAATAAGCTTCAACAAGGTATACTCTTTTAACTAATTCTACCGTTCTCATAACGTACTTAGTCATCTGTCAAAGTCTCCACGATATGTCGCATAATACGATATGGGTCTGCATTTGCAGCAGGCCTTCTATCTTCAAGATACCCATTCCAATTATTGTCTACTGTAAAGATAGGTATGCGTATACTAGCGCCCCTATCACTAACCCCATAGCTAAACTTCTTAATAGATTGTGTTTCATGTTTCCCTGTCAACCTCTGGTCATTATCAGAACCATATACTCCTATCGCTTCTTGATGTTTCGCCTTTAACTTCTCACAAATAGTATTATGTAAATGTAACGACCCACGATTTCTCATTTCATCATTAGAGAAATTCGTATGCATACCTGAACCATTCCAATCACCCTTCTGTGGCTTTGGTGTAAAGTTAATAGACACCCCATGCTTCTCAGCAATTCTCTGTAAAATATAACGTGCCATCCATAGATCATCCCCTGCACGAATACCACTACCTAGCACTTGAAACTCCCACTGACCTAAGGCAACTTCTGCGTTAGTTCCGGTTATTCCGATGTCGGCATTCATGCACGCTTCAGTGTGTCGATCTACAATCTCTCGTCCTACTACATTACCCTCACCAACACCACAATAGTAATCACCTTGTGCTCGTGGCTTACTCTTACCTTCTGGCCAGCCCAATGGGCGACCATCTTTATACATAAAGTATTCTTGTTCAAAACCAAACCACCACTCATTACTCACATAGTTTTGGCAATGAGTTCTATTATTGGAGGGATGTGGTTCATGGTCAGCATTTAACACTTCACACATTACATAAGTGCCTTCTAATCCTGGTGTGGTGCGAGTTGCATCTGCACGAATACGGTCGATAGTCTTATACTCTGCAACAGGATTCAAAATACAATCCGAATCCCCACCTGTTGCTTGTTCTGTAGAAGATCCATCAAATGACCATACTTCTGCATAGTCATCAATTTTTACTTTACTTCTAAGTGACTGTGTAGGTCTATAACCATCAAGCCAAACATATTCATATTTTCTCATATTATGTTCCTACCTTTTTAACGTATTTCCAACATTCAGTTCCTTCTGGCCAATTTTGATTTTCTTTTTCGTGATACCACTGCCAATCACCTTCACCATTCTCAGCTAACCAGCCTTGCATACTATCATGCATAACAACTTTAACGGCAACGTGCTCACCTGTAGTTTCATTCTCCAACACGATTTGTTGGCCACGCCGATATATCATTCCTGATTTACCCAAACCATGCTCCCCCATCATCTGTGTAATATTCATAAAAAGGTTTCAGTCAAAAAATTTCTTGCCGTTTTCCGACCCCTACTTTTTGCCAGAAAAGTTGATTTTGACCACAATAAAAAAAGAGGGCAGGAGGAAGGAAGGACTTGGGTTCACCTTCAACCGACACCAGCAAACTACCGTTCTGATAGTTTCGTCGGAACTGTGTCCCGGTCTGTCGACCGATGTGACACCATCGGGTTTCCCCTAGGCGCCTGAGTACCACCTCTGACACACAACATTATCTCCGCTTGCCAGGGAGATTATTATGTCAACTTCCTCCCCCAACCGTGTGCCCACAGTCGGGTGCCTTTTTTCATTCTGCTGCGCCTTTCCTCCAACGATAATCTTTATTACTTCTATATTTCTTTTGATTATACCTGTTCACAAGTTCATCAGTTAATTCTTGCAGTCTAGGGACACAAGTATCATTTGTCCACCGGACTAACTCTGCGTTATCATACTCCAGCGATTTAATCTTCTTCTCTGCCTCTTCCAACTTATGTGAAAGGTGTGCAATTCTACGCCGTGCTTCATCAACATAAGATTCTTTTTGTACTTCACTCATTTCTTAACTCCGTCGCCTTTTCTAATAACATCTGTTTACATTTAGTTATATCAGCTTTTACAAAAGGTTCATACTTTTCTATAAGTCTACTCACCTTTGGCCAAATATAACTCTCGTCAATTTCTTTATCAAATCTCTTTCTATAGTGTAAAAGTTTTTCCAGCACTACTAAAGTATCTAAACTAATCTTTTTAGATAGATATGCCTTTAGTAACTTTGGATGATTTCCCTTATCACAATTAAATATTATATCAAATTCTGACTCTAATGTCAATAGTTTTTCTGCATCATTGATAAAATTATATTCTATACTCTGACTACGGCTACTCCACTCTTTCCATATCTTATCATCAAACTCTGATATCCATTCTTTACCAGCTGTAAGATTAGCCACATAGTAATCTACAATATTAATATTTTTTCTTACTAATTTTTTAAAAAATCTTTTATCTGTTCTCTTTTCAAAACTTGCGGGTGTTGCATTGTGCTTACCATTATATTTAAAGTAGTCGTAATGATCTGTAGTAAAATGTAGTTTGAGGGCCAAGAACTGGCAATATGCTTCAAACTCTGTCATAAAGGTAACTGTGATGTTTTAGGTAGGTAATTTAACTTCTCGGCATCCATCTGGATCTTTTCTTTCAAACATTTATCAATCCATTTAGTTACCGAGGCGGGTTCAAGCATATTCTTTTCACAGTAATATATAATTGCTTCCATATGTGTAAGGTTCTTAGTCCTTACAAGCTCATCAATTAGAATAGCAAATCTCTTTGTTGTAACTTTCTGTTCTACCATAATATAATCCTCAATAAAAATGAGCCCGTTTGATAACAAGGTGGAGCTCATACCCCGAATGAAATTATGCCGCTAAGGCAAAATCATTAAAATAAAAGTCGTCATTGGCTTTTATGTTTTTGTGTCAGATTCCTCAGAAACATCTTCGTCCGTACGTCGATCCTGTTTCACCCCCCTTAATTCGGTGTTTCTTTCGTCTGGGACTTTGTCCCATCCGATACTTCTACTCCATTCACTGGGTGTGTAGTAATAGTAAGATGGTTTCGTATTTGTAACTCCATGAACAGTTCTACCTGTCAAATCCATCCTACGTTCCTCTTCAATTCTTCGCACAGTCTTATGAAATTCAAAGATTCCATCGTAGCCTGTGCGAGTGTTGGTGGAGGTGGCCGGTACTGCCCCGGCGTCCGTCCCGTCTACTAATGATTCGTCATCAGTATCTTTCACATAGTTATTTATCTAAATCTAAATTCAGATAAAATTCTTCCATTATCTCCTCTAGTAGTGGTAAATAATCAGCAGTTTTCTTTTCATAAATCTGCACTGTACCATTTTCAGCTACCATCATAATAACAATATTTTCTATTGTCATACCAGTATGCTCTTCAAACATCGTAGCATATGCGGCACACTGAATAAAGTAATCTTCAATCCACTCCTCTTTCTTTTCAGTAGTAGTGGTCTTGAAGTCTACAATAGATAACTTACCTTCATACTCACCTATAAAATCACAACGTCCAGCCACCTTATACTTTGGTGAGTGCATTGTCTGCTCTTGCATAACGACCTTTGTGATCTTAGTGTTCAAACTTTCTTTGAGCTCACCAAACATATGCCAAGCCAAGAAATGATCTGCTTTAAAATCACTGATATCACTATTCTTCAAATAGGTTTCAACTATGTTATGAAACACAGTCCCCCTACGAGCAGCTTTACCAGAGACAATACGAGCTTGCTCTTCACCAATACGGTCACGCCATCGTTGTAGCCCTTCTTGTTTCCCAGGCCGTTTACCTAGTACCGTTGTGATACTAGGATACTTGAGGCCATCTGGCGCCTCATAGAACCTCATCCCATGCAGTTTATGTACAGGCAACTCCGGGAACGGTTCATAACCATTTGTGTGTATAAATTCCATAATATATTACCAAGTATAGTTAATCTTAAACATAAATTTTGTATCTCTATAATCTTCCATGTCTATCGTGCGTGTAACATTTCGACCATGTTTGTTATCATAAGATACGCTCATAGAACCATCAACTGGTTGTAAGTCCTGACTGATACTAAACTGCCAGTTCAATCTATCATTCACTGCCACCTTCATGCCTGTTTCAAATGCAAGTGATGTAACTGTGTCTGACATCTTAACGATGCCACCAGCTGCCTCACCTTTTGATACTGCCATAGTTGTTGATCCAAAAAACATTCCATAATCTTTTTTAACTGTACTAGATATTGTATCATACTTTCCCACGCCTGTCGAGCCTAAAAAGCCATTTTCTTTAACAAAAGTTAAAGTAACCCAATCTTCAGGCTTATACAGCGCAGTAATAGCTGTATCAGAGTGCATCACACCTACTTTATCATTAGATATAAATGCACCATCATCCAACATAGCCAGTACTGGGTTGTTCTCAAAGCCCATTGTTCTACTCTTACCAACAGAAACATCATCGAACTTCATCTTAAAGTTTGGGTTGTCTCCGGCTACAAACTGTAATGCCATTGTATCATTCAAGTCCATAAACTCTGAAACTCTACGAGTTCCCTGATAGTTTGCCGCATTTGTTTTATAATCTCTACCATATCGGTCAAAGAATACTACTGACAAATCTGAAGCAGCTGGTATCAACACCGAACTCGCCTTCATTCTTCGGAGTACTCTGCGTTTACCATTCACTTCCATTGCAAAGTAACTTCGTTCATCTCTACCATCAAACCACACACCATCACCTGGCGTCCCAATCGTTGTGCCTGGATCAGCTATAACTTCATCATCATCATCTGTAGGTATACAATCTGATATGTGTTGTCTACCCCTACTATCAAACCATACACCGTCTCCGGGGGTTCCTATTGCGGGTGGATCGACTATAACAATCACAGTATCTTCACACTCATCTCCATCATCACCACCCCCTGGCGGGTCTTGTATGGCTATAGGCTCAAAGATACCTCGTATGTTTAACATCCCGTGACCATATACTTTGTCTACGCCGGGTGCACCCATATCTATAGCTGATTCAAATAATATACCAGCTGTAGCCGATGGGTCTCCCTTCAAGTGACCCCAATGATCGTGTAGTATGGCTACAGCACCAGTAACTATAGGTGCCGCCATTGATGTGCCTGACATATGACCATACTCTGCATCACTACCAGCAAACCCACCAGATATAAAATCTCCTGGCGCCACTATAAACTGATCTTTATAATTCTCTCCGGGTCTATTAGACCACCCAGCTATTCTACCTGACTGATCTGATGCACCAACAAAGATAACATTGTCTATGTTCTTTACATTACCTGGATCTAATAGAGTGCCTTCATTACCGGCCGCATTAACAAAGGTAATATTTTTATGAGCTCGCCAAATGGCTACCATATTCTCATTCAAATAGGCACGACCCTGAGCATTATAATCACCATAACTTTGATTGATTACACTAACACCATGACTTGCAGCAAGATTAGCCATCTCTGTTTCTGCTTCATCAGAAATCCACCATGCGTCACTAGTTCCCCATGAACTATTGAACACAGCATAATTATAGATGTTTGCATTAGGTGCAACACCACCATTATGACCTACCCAATCGGGTGCCCTATCTTTACCAGCTATAATTGTGGCAACATGAGTACCATGGTTACTATAGTACTCCCCCATAAACTCCGCAGGGAAATAAGTTTTACACCGACCCTTGAGTTCTTGATGGCTACATCTAGTAACACCATCCATCACACCCACACTGACCCCGGAGCCGTCTCCGTATTTGTGTGTTAAATCAATTGCGTTATGGGCCCATTCACTTCCATATGCAGCACTAGATACTGCAAACAACATAACAAAAATATACCGCTTCATTTTACTTCCCCGTGTGAGGGTTTTAAGAATCGTCTTTCACTTGCATATTTGTTTTTGCAATCAAATAGCTCCTGACAAGACCACTACGAATGATATCACCGATACCAAACTCTATCACTTCAAACTCATCCATTTCTTCTAAGATAGCCTGAAAGTTGTAATAACCATTCTTGTCACCATTATGTTTCCGTAAGTCTGACTGTGCCATGTCACCGGCAAAACAAATCATACTGTCTTGACCTACACGGGTCATAATAGTATCCAACTCTTGAAATATCATATTAGATGCTTCATCTA